TATTTGGTTGACCATTAGTAGTTAATGTGCCGGTTAATAAACTTGCACCAATTGTGCCGCTATTTGCATACACATTACCAGCAGTCACATTACTTGTGAATACCCCTGCTGCCGCTCCAATGTTCCCTACATTGGCATTACCTGTTACACTTAATGCGCCACCGGTTGTTAAATTACCACCCGTAATGTTGCTTGTAGCAGTTATACTACCGCTTGTTGATAAATTACCAACTGTAGCATTACCCTGTACTCCTAATGTTCCTGTAATATTTGCATTGATTGATACTGATAAATTGCCTGCACTACTCAAATTACCTGCTGATAAATTGGCAGTTATAGTTGCATTGTTAGAGTTTAAATTACCTACATTAGCATTATTAGTTACGAATAAGTTGTTAGATGATGTTAGAGCAATATTGGCATTGACATAGTTTGCAGTTAATGTTCCGTCGATAGTGATATCAGTAACGTTAGCAATACTTGTCGGTAAATCTATGGTGAGTACATCGCTTGAATTTGTTAGTGAAGCATATGTAGCAACGTTATTACCTACTCCGATACCAATGCCTAATGTACTAGTTTGTACTTGTACGCAAGCAATGTTGGCTGTAACAATAACGTTACCAGTTGGACTGTTTACAGTAATACCCGCGCCGGGAGTTTTATTAATAGAAGAAACTGCCTGATCACCCAAACCAGCAAATACTTCTGTAAAGTTTTCCTGTACTTTTTGAAACGCGGTTCTTATCGCATCTGCGCTTGGATCATCAGGGAAAGAACCAAAGTCAATATTTCGTTGTGCCATGTCTAATCACCTTATTTTGTATTTATCGTATTTTTCATAAAGGCGTTAGCCAAAAAAATACCCGAGTTTCCTCGGGTATCTGAAAGGGTATAAAATGAAGTTATTTTATACCACTAAGTGCTTTCCATTCATCTAACGGATCAGCACCCTCTTTTATATTGGTTCGAGCCTCATCACCTGCAAGAACAGGAACTGTCTGTTGGCCAGTAGATTTCTTCTTGTTTAATCCACTTGATATGACATTCATCATAAAATCAATGTCTGCTTCGAATGTCTCTTCTCTAAACTCATCAAGCGACTGACCTGCATCATTTGCCCATTCATTTACAGTGGTTGTCTTATTTTGCTGTGCCGCGGCTGCTAAAGCCTTATCTTCTTCTGCTTCAGCATTCTCGTCTGCTGTAGTTTCTGCGGCACCACTGTCTGGTGGATTTGCTTCAGCAACTTCTTCTTTATGACCAGCACCTGCTAATTTTTTCAATTCTTCAAGGTCTGTTTCTGCAACTTGTTCAAGTCTTTGGTCATCTGTTTCTACTTCATCGACCATTTCTGCGCTTTCATCACATTCGCAGTCAGCACTTCCACATGCTTCGCATGGCTCATCATGACCATGATCTTCGTGTCCTTCTTCAGAACCCTCTTCACTTTCGTAATCATGGACTTCTGAACCCTGCTCCATGCCGGCTATTTTCTTCATCAAGCCCATCATACCGTCATGATCACCAACAACTTTGATACCACCGTGATCTATACTTGAATCACCTTCGGGTGCGCCATAATTGCTTGCAGGACCACCGTCACCAAACAAACCTAAACCGGCTTGTTTAATGAAACTCAATAGTTGCTCTGCTTCACCATCTTGTGCTGATACACTAACAGTGTCAGGCATACCTTGCTGACCCTTGCTAATAGATACGCTCATTCCTTCAGTAACTTCTTCACTCTCTGTTAAGAGTGCGTTAAGTTGATTATCAAGTGCTTCAAATGCAAATGCACCCTCTTCTTCTAATGAACTAGTATCTGTAAATGTCTTACCACCTACAGTAAACTTTTCACCCTTTTCTGCTTTTGCTAATGCACCAGTAAATGCATTGCCTTCTTCCATGTCTGCTTCCATAGCAGGTTGTGCGGCTGCTTGCTGAGCCATACCACCTGTTGTTGCTGGTGGAGTTGCTGGTGCGCCAGGTACCCCTGTCTCACCTACTAAGCCCTGTACAGGCATAACACCGTAGCACTCATCAAGACCTTCTTTGAAGCCCTCATGATAGCAACGTGCTTCATCCATATCTTCGTAACGGCAATTGTAACCCTCTTTAGCGAGAGCGTGTGCCTTACCTAAAAGTCTTGCGGCTGTATGTTTATGCATGCTTTCGTTTACCTTCTTTTTCTTTTTATCGTCAGCAGCCTTTTTCATTGTTTCTTTCTTATTGCCATCTTTATCTAAATCGATATAATCTGGCTTTGCTGCCTCTTCTACTTTTTCCATGTCCTTAGTAACTTTCTTACCCATCTTTTCAGCCTTATGATCTTTCTTCATGGCTTTCTTATCTTCTTTGGCTTCGAAAGTTGATTGACTACGACCAGCACCTAAACCTGCTCCCATATCAACTTGGTCGCTAGGAATATCTGCTTCTTTCAGTTTACCTAATGTCTTAGCGAGTTGTGCTTGCTTTTCTGTCTTAGCAGGAAACTTATCTTTGTTTGCTAATACTTTGCTTGCAAATGCTGAAGTTGACATACCATGTGACTTTGCTTTCTTAGTGAAAGCACCTGGATGCTTAACTGCTTTTTGAATCCACTTATCGCCACCTTCTTCTGCCATCTCTTCTTTACCAGTCATTGTGACTTCGCCTTTTGCTACTGAACCTTGCAATGCTTTAATTTTGTCAGCAGGACCTGTTGCTACAACCTTATTGCTTGCAGGGTCAACTAATTGAGTTGCACCTGGTAATGGCTTGACAGCAAGAGTTTGACCAGGAGCCGTAGCCTCTTCAATCATCTTCTTATCCATCATTTCAAACCAATCTTTGAGTGTGTGCTTCTTACCAGGAAGTTTATCAAGTTCTTTACTCTTCTTTGGCTTATTACCAATCATAAAGTCTTGTAACTTCTTAGCGTTATCATATTTCTTAACTTCACCTGAATCATCAGCACCTTTCTTAGGACGACCGCGACCTCGCTTTGCTGCTGGCTCTTTCTTATCGTCTTTCTTTTCTTCACCTTCTTCATCGGTATCGTACTTACGGCCATAACCACCTGGGTCAGCCTTGTGTACACGACCTTTATCAGTCTCTTTAGTTGCTTCTGAAAGAAGGCTTAGTTTGTCTAACATGTCTTTGAAATTCATTTTGTTGGTCCTCTAAATTAAGCCATTGCGCCAGTCTTTGGCTTAGGCGGTCTTGAAATCTTACTCATTGGGCTATCAGGAAAAGTCTTGTCATCCAAATAAGGTTTAAATGGATCAAAAGCGTTAGGTGTTTTCTTAGCATCAAATTGCATTTTCATCTTACTATCTTTAGTTTGAGTCTTAATGCTCTTTAAATAACTATCACCATATGCCTTGCTTGCTTCTTTAGCACCTGCTTCCTGTTCTAACTTCTCATGTGTTAGTACAGGGCTATGTGACATTTGATTCTCATACCCTTCAACTTCTTTGTTAATGCTATCGTTATACTTGCTATCGATAACACGAACCATATCAACATTGTAGCCTAACAATTGTGCCATCTGCTGAATCATAGGTTCTGTTGCTGGATATCTGAAATTAGCCTTAATGATTGTAATTGGTTGATTTGAAACATTAGGGAAACCATATGGATCCTTTTGTATAGGAGTCGTTGTAGGCTCGCTAATGTCAATAGGGTCAAATTTCTTCAAGTTGTACTTGAACATATCTAACCAATTCTTATCAACTTCACCAGCAATTTTAATGGTGTAGTTATAAGTCTTTATGCTTTCAGTAATGTATTGTTTAAGGCTTTTCATAATAGATTCCCGTGTCTAATATTTATCATTATTCTTGATTTTTACCGTTCAGTATTTTAAGTAATTCGTTACGGTCTAGTGCTTGGCCAGCGCCTAAGGGTACGTTTTCTACTTCTTTATCTTTGTCAGCAGACTTCGCATCTAATGCGGCCTTCTTTAATTGAAGTTCAATCATCTTTAACTTCTTGTTAAGTTTAGCAGTCTTTGCAGTAATAGCATGACCCAACATAGTTCCTGCTACTCCGAATATTTCAGCACTGAATCTGCTATCGACTTGCATGCCCAAATCCATTAGGTCTTTATAACTACTAGTTGCTAAGTCAGTTAGTGCATCCATTTCTGAATCTGCCGCATCTAGTCCCTTTACTTGCGGTAATGCGTTTTCTATCTTCTCTAAACTATTCAATGCTTCTTTAGTAATACCCTCTACTAGCGGAGCCTGTAACTCATTTACCGATTCGGTTTCTGTAGTTGGAAGGTCAAAAAGGTCTTGAAGTTTTTTAGTCATACCGTTATTTAGTTACCTTTTTTTACCTTGATAGAAAAGGTCATCTTCAGTTATAACTCTAAACGTGTATCCTTGACTCTTGCAATATGCCATAGCAGCCGCCCATTTAGCATGATTAATTGCTACAACCATTCTATCTCTAGCACTTGCTACTCTGCTTTCTATAAGACTTTCTTTTTTAGGTTTAATTTCTACTACTTCTGCTATCTTCTTCCCAAACTTATTTTCGTATACAACGAAAAAGTCAGGGACATAATTTGTGACCTTACCTGTAATTGGATGCTTGTAAGGTATACGCATTGCTTCACTAGCCCAATATAATACGTTCTTGTGTGAATCACAGAACGTCATAAATGTTAATTCCCAACCCGAACGGTACTTAGGATTATGTTTCCCTATGTACTTGTGTGGATTCTTGGGTGTATATAAACCCTGTGCCCATTTAGCCATTTCATAAAACTACGTTACGGGCTACACTTTGATTTGGCTTAGGAACTATTCCTATACCATATAGTGATGTTTTAGATTTAAATCCGTTTAGATAATAACAAAGAGTTTGATTCATTTCTAACTTATTCTTAGAGCCTTGAACTGATTCTAATAGTGCAATGACTGGTACACCTGCTTCCTGTGCTACTCTAAAAAATACTGCTGTAAAATTTTCAGCAATGTTTTTAGTGTCGCATACACCTAAGAAGTATGAGTATACCAAATCAAACTCAGAAGCATTAACACTTAAGTCAGTGGAATAGAATGAATCAAATATTCTTACGGTCTGATCCAAATCGGTTCTGTTGTCTATAATTTTTCCCATAACAATATTTATCTACTAATTAAGCACCGGTTCCCGATTTAGGTACGGTAGTTGTCATGTTGCCTGCAACAGGCTCTTTAGATATTGTTGCTGGTTTAGTTAACGCACCAACTGGCGGTGCGCCAGCAGTTCCTAATACGTTTGGTGTTGCACCAGGTATAGGGAAGTTGAACATAGTATTTCTTGTTGGAGACGTTAATGGAGATCCTTTTGGAATACCCCTTAAATATTGAATAAAGATTTGCTCTAATTCAGTCTTAACAGTTTGTTGTAATTTAACGTTTTTATTACCATAGTAAAGTCTAGACATGTTAATAACATCAACTAATGTTACTTGATTATTTCTAGCCTTCTCAAGGAAACCACCTATGGCATTAAGTAATCCGTCTTTACCAAACACGTTACTATTAGAGCCAGGTCTTGATATAGGGCTAAGTTTTCTGTCGTAGTTTTGCTCTAGACCAAATCCCTTAACAATATCGCTAGGTGAATTACCATCTAATGCACCGTAGTTATATACTACGGTTTCATAATCTACGCTCATTGTATTTTGCATGACACCTGAATTTTCAGAATAGTTATAGGTGTCATGTGAGAATGATGTTATAATTGGATTTATTAAAGTATATGCTGTAAAGTTGTGTTGATAAAAACCAAATATGTTAATTGTTCTAAAGAACGCAGGTTTAGTGGGTGCTGCATTTGGCTTAGGTACTCTTGTCTCACCTATATAACCCCAATCATCGTTACCACTAATTGAATTAATATATTGTGTTCTTACATTGTATTGTGTGTCACCACCTGTTACGGCGCCACCTCTGACACCTCTGAATAAATCAACATCAGGCTTTGTACCATCTTTGTAATAATATGTATAATATGCTTCCCAAAGTTTTGTTATTGTACTTGCATTATCATCGTGAAAATTAATACTTACAGGATCATACTTGATTTTAGTTTGTACAATGCGTTTACGATTATATTGATTAAGTTGTAATGTGTTAAAATTATATGCTGGCAGTTTAACATCTTTGACTAATAAGCCAAAGTTGGTACCAGTACCGAGGCCAACAGGATAAGCCTCGGTATTGATATCAAAATAAACGTGGAATAAAAACTTTAACTTAGGAGCATTCTGATATAGATTGGTCCTAAAAGTTTTACTTGCGTGGGTGAAGTCTCTAAGGTAATCGTTGCCGAAGAAACCTCCGGCAACGTCCCTAAGAAAGTTTGACAACTGCGCCATGTAATAATCCTAAAGATTATTACGCACCAACGCCAGATGCCAAATCGCCTAATGTTCTTCCGATTGCGGAACCAACACCAGAGCCTAATGGAGCCTGAACAGCGTTGTCATAAGCAATGCTTAATGCGATTGTTACGGCATCATTTGTACCATAGTTTAGAGTATTGTAGTTTGCACCCTTAAGGAAGCAACCATACAATTCCCAAGTCTCTAGTACTCTTGGTGCGGCTGTACCATTACCACCATCAAGAATTTCGATGTTAGTTTGGAACTTATAATCATTACCTGCTGATGCAGATGCTTGTTCAACAAAGTCCAATTGCTTCTGTAATTGTTGACCAACAGCCTTTGAAACGGTGCCGCTTGCATCATCACGGATATTGATACTCATATCAGCCCATGTGTGCTTACCAGCAAGTTTAATTGTTGAGTTGTAAACTTGCAATGGAATTTCAGCAAACGTTAAGTTTGGACGTGAGCAATCAATTACTTGTTTAGTTAGTGCGAGGCCACCTGTAGCATCAACCCCAAAGTTACTGAAAATAACTCTAAAGCGATACTGTAGTTTTGGCATTAACAAGCCTTGGTTACCAGTTCCTCCATCGGAACCAGAAACTGACATGTTGATTAGTGATTGTGAGGCTACTGCCATTTTTTAATCTCCTGTTATCTTTTATTTATCTCATTTTGATTGGGTGCCGAAGCACCCAATCTATCTTACTGCTTATAGTTCACCAGTGTTGAATATACGTACAGGGATGTAGATAAACTCAGCAGCCTTGACTGGTTCAAGCGCAACGTCAATCCACAATTCATTACGATCTATTCTAGCAGGTGTGTTGTTTGAATCATCACATACTACTAGATAATCATAGATGCCTCGTTTTGCAACTAGATCCAAGAACAACGTATCAACAACACCTGAAATTTCAGTTCTTGTTAATGCATCATTTGGTTCGAATACGAACGGTCTCGCCGCAATTGTCAACTGTCTACGTACATATGCTACAAGTCTTGCAACGTTAATTCTATCGAGTGCTGATAGACTATTGAAACTTGACTTGTTACCATAGTTCAACAATCCATTTCCTGTAAAGAATACAAGAGGATTGATGAAGTTTGTATACAATACATCACGTATACCTACTCTTGTGCGTGTTGTTACAAACTCGCCAGTAGCACTATCAACATAACCAATGTTAGTTGCGTTATCAATTAGACCACGGCGTGTGCCTGCTGGTGCTAACCAAGGATAAGCGATAGTGTCATTTCTTAGGAATGTTCTAATCATCATGTGTGATGGGGGAACTGCTACTAGATTACCATTAACTGGTTCTGGAGCAATACCACTTGGGTAGAACAATCCCATATAAGTGCTACGTGTTACGCAACCATCTTCACCTGTGCTTGTTGCACCTGCAGCGTTAGTTGCCCATGCTTGAATTGCAGTAGCATTATCTGGGAGACGCATTGGTGTGTCACCGATAATGAATGCAGTGTCACCTCTATCAGCATTCAATACAACCATGTTAGGTTGTAATTCAGGATAGTTAGGTGTAGCCATCAAGTTGAAGAATTGATCCTCATCACGGATATCTGTGTTAGTATCAATTGCTACACGCAATGCTTGTACAACCATTGCTCTTTGAGCCTTGCGACCCATGAAAGGAGCACCGTTTGATTGCAAGCCACTTGCTGATACCCATGCATCTCTTTGTGTTGGGAGAGTTTCATCTGGGAATCTGTCATTGTTAAAGTAGTTTACGCTATACTGCTTAACATTGTAACCTGAACGTCTTGTATTGAACAACAAAATACCTGTTGGGTATAGAGTTGGCTCAGGTGCATCTAAGTCTAAGTAATCGCTAGTTAATAAACTTACGATACTTGGAATTGGATCATCTGCTGGGTTAGTTGTGCCGTTTGGTGCCCAACGTGCATCAGCAAACAAGATACCACTTGAACCAATGTTATCAGTGTTATCAATTCTTACCCACTTGTCAGTGAGGTCTACATTCTGCCAACGATAAATTAATGGATAATTTTCAAGGTCAGTTGTGTTGATCCAAAGATCACCATATGCAAGAGCAGTACCATCTGACTGAGTAGTTGGCTCACTTGCGCTTACAATTGGACCTGCTGGGTCAGTTGTATTTGGAATTGATGTTGATGGGAAGCCATTAAAGTCATAACCAATGTTCTGATAACCATACCAGTCACCATTGAAGTTTACCATAATGTCTGCCTGGTTAACTACACTGTAGAACCAGTTAGTACCATTTGCAGGGGCTGCTACTGGAGCGCCTTCATTTGCTGTGTAGTCTAATGGGTACCAGTTACTTAACATTGTGGTGTATGGTGTGCCAGCGCCTTGACCTGAAATATATGACACTTCAAGTACTTGTCCACCTAATCCAACTGCTGTTACAACTACTGTTAAGTTGTTTCCAGGAGTTGTACCACCCATGTCTGCACCATTAAATGTTACTTCATCGCCTACGGCATAACCTGATCCGCCATTTGGAATGACAGTTGGGTTAACGCTATAAACTTGATGATCGTTAGTTACAGTAATCTGTAAACTTGTACCAACACCAGTTGTTGATGCTTGACTTGGTGTATGAGTGATCATAGACCATGGGCCATATTTTACACCGTATGGTGTGCTACCAGCAGTAAATCCTGCAGTACTCATCAAGCCACTTGAAGTACCTTTACTTGCACCGGTCTGTATAATATCATTAATGATAATTACACCGCCTTCAGTGTGACTAATTTGTAACGCACCTGAATCAGTTACGCTACATGTAGTGAAGGGTACACCTGCTGCTGACCATGCGGTCACAAAATCAGTAGCATCGGTGTTATCTGCTAAGTTGAAAGTGTATGTACTTGACAAAACATTGCTGCCAGGTAATGACACTTGAACTAATGCAGTATATGGACCATTAGTGAAATTAGGTGCAGTATTAGTACCTGTTACTACTGTTGGACCTTCTGCAATTCTTTCCCATAAGTAAACTGGGCCTTGATTATATTCACCGTTAAAATTATACTGTGCGTATATTGTACCTGCAGGGATCGCTTCTCCGCCACTTGCATCTAATGATGCAATAACTGCCCAATCACTCTGTGACAATGTGATTGTCTTTGGCAACCATGCTTTTGTTAAATCATTCCAAACAGATACAGATGGTAGTAAACCACCGCCAGTGCTACCAACCTTAAACCAAACTGAACCAGTTGGTCTTGGGTAAGTCTGACTTGACTGCCATAATGGCTGTTGTGCTGAAGTACCATATGCGAATCCAGGCTGATAATATGTGCCTGCAGTTACGCCTAAGTCTGCTAACAATGTTCCTGTACCACTAACTGTTAAGTAGTAAGGAATTGTTGGATCAATACCGCCGTCTCCTGCTGTCTGCTTACTGAAAAGATTCATCTTTCCTGATTGTACAGAAGCAGATAGATATGTCCAACCCAATGCATTAATATCATTTACAAGAACTGATAATACGTTATTTGGGCTTGGCTGAACTGTGATAGTTGCATTGTTATCACCGCTCATGTTGATAGTAATTGTATCGCCTGGTGTTAATGTTGGGTTAGAATTAGTTGCCTGAACTGTTGGCCATGCACCTAACCATGAACCGCTTCCAACTGGAACCCAAGTATTGCTTGGTGTTTTGTAGAAGAATTCATTTGCCGTAACGTTTGATGGTCTTGCGGCGTCATTATACACTGTGTTAACAGCATAGTCACCGATCTGACCAAGTGATGCTACTGGAACACTACCTGCAATTAATGCTGAATCACTAATTACGATAGGAGTTTGTACTACGAATTGACCTGTTGTTGCGTTGAATTCATAGATACCCCATGTAGATGTAGTAGTATCTAACCAATATGTTCCGTCTGTTGGATCACCTGTTGGGCGACCTGTAGAACCAACTAAACTTGCTAAGTCAATGTCTGCTCTCATTGTATATACAGTATTGGTTGCACCCAATGCTGAATATGCGGCAAGCAAACCATACTCGTTCAATTCGTAGCCCTGAATAGGAGTACCATTTGAAGTTGTATAGAAGAAAGGATTACCATACAATGCAACCAAGTCACGCTGACTTGTAACTCTGTAGAGTTTATTAGCGTTAGCCGCAGTTGTACCTGGTGCTACTCTAGTGCTTGTAGGGTCTGCCTTATTCTGCGCTGTTGCTAACAGAATGAATGGAATTGAGTTTGTTGGCGCTGGAAGATATTGAGCTTGGTCAACGATTGTTACTTCTACGCCAGGAGATGCTAGTGCCATGTTATGTTTCCTTTATTGTAAAATTATGAGGTTTACCACCTGTGTTACATATTATTATTTATAAAAATAACCAAAAAACTATGGATTACCATGCCTTCGAAGGTTATAAATACTTCATGTCTATTAAAAGACCTATATGCAAATCTTGTAATAAAAATCCATGTGCAATTAACTACGTCCGTGTAGGAATCACACATTATAGAAGTATCTGCGACCAATGCGGAAGGAAGAAAACAAAACAAAAGCCCCGCATCTTCAACTGGGAAAAGGCGGGGTATAAGAAAAAACCCACATGTGATATCTGTGGGTTTAAAAGTCTATATCCAACTCAGATGACAGTTTTCCATATAGACGGAAATCTGAAAAATGTTGAATATAGTAATCTACGTAGTATCTGTTTGAACTGTGTAGAGGTAGTGAAAAAGAAAGAAGTTACTTGGAAGCGCGGGGATTTACAGGTTGATTATTGAATCAATCTTCCTATGCAAATCATCAATAGTTCCGTTATTATCAATATAATGATCGTACTCTAATCCCACGCTACTATATTCACTAGCATGTACACTGTGCTGTTCTAAAGTTTCCATTGCACTTTTATAGCCGGGGCTGTAATATCCTTTAGAAAATTCTATGGCAGCATTGTACCATACAGGATTGCTACCCCTCGAAACTCTAATAGTGATTCCACCAGATCGTTTGATAGACTTTAATTCGTTAGGAAATCTACAGTCACTAATGACCACGTTGTTTCGTATTCCGCGCAACTGATGTTCTACGCTAGCAATCCATATATCGTCATGGAACGCTCTACGACCTACTTCGGTACCCCATTGTTGCAACACCCATCTAGGTGTAAGATGTTTAATTCCCAATCGTTCTGACCACCAAGGGTCAACTTGATCACGCCACTCTCGGCTATACCTAGAATTACCTTCTAATAGTTCACGATCCCAATTAAAGATTGACGCAACTGCATCTTTCAGAGGGCCTGCATAACTCATTTTTTGGAACCCTTTGAATCTAATGAGATAGTCAGCAACCGTGTCTTTACCACTACCGATAAATCCTGAAATTCCTATGATCATAATGTCTCCAGTTAATATTACTATTATACTGGAATTTTAAAATAAAAGCAAGAAGTATTTTACCCTTGTACCCAAGTCAATGGTTGACTGTAATCTACATAACGTTTTAATTCGTCAATGAGTCTTTCCATATCTGCTTTAGATTCTGCTTTCATGGCGGCGCCGTTCAAACTTGTGCCGCCACCTGGACCCGCAATCGTTGCAAACTTTTCACGTGCTTCACCAATAATACCTTTTAACACTGCAAATGTGTAATCACCAATCCAAACACCTGCACCCGGATCTTGTAATAATTGCTCAACTGGTCTTTGAACGTCTGCCCAAATAAGAATGCGCTCACCACTTCCTTTGAAGTCACGCACAACTTTTAATACTTTTGTAACAGGGTTAAACGTATAGATCAAATATCCACCAAACATACGTGCAGCCAATTCAACATAACCTGCATAGAAGTCATATGTTGCCATGCCACCCGTATAGTTATAGTTCAACAAATATGTGTTAAGAATAGCACTACTGAATGGGTCGAAACTTGTAGAACTTGGACCGGTCTCAAGACCTACTGTTCTACGAAATACACTACGGACATTGATAAACTCACTGGGTAATGTATAAGTGTCAATATTCTTTTCAACGGTCATTAATGTGTAGGACTCTACCGTAGCATTTTGCGCACGTTGTCTATACACACGAATAGCATAATTAAATGCGGCTTCGTAATGTTCCGGATCTAATTCAATGTCAATAATACCGTCACCTAGACGATATTTTAAATTGTCAAACAATCCTTGTTTGAGTTCAGTTAACGTTAAATTAGTGGGTGTTGATAAGATATCTGTTGGCATAATATTTCCCGATATTATGCTTATTTATCAGAGGTCTCCGGCTTTACGATTCTCACTATAGAATGCATCAAACTCTCCGCCCGGATATCGTGCTTTAAGTTTGTTAACATTTTCAGCAATAACATCGTTTGGGTCTAACTGCAATGCACGACAAGCATTGATCCAGTACCACATAATGTCGCCCAATTCACGTTTCATGTGAAATACGTTTTCTTCATTGAGTGGCTTGCCCTGAAAGAAAATCTTTTTAATAATTTCTTGGAACTCGCCGCCCTCACTACCCAATCCTAATCCAGCAGTTAGTAACAATGGCACATTGATGTTAGGACCATGCATGTACTCACCGTCGCTTCC